GAAACCTGCTATGGGCAGGGGCCCAACATGGCCAACCCTTTCGCTGTATACGCTTAAGCACGTAACAGCGGTGAAATCCTTAGTGCAATCTAGGGTTGTGGGGGACGATGCGATGATAGTTGCGGCTATCGGAGCATGTCAGGAATTCGATAATTCCCTACGTAGTCATGGGGGGGAGGTGAACCTCGGGAAGGACCTTCTCTCGGAGGCTGGGGGGACATTGGTCGAGCGTTTAGCTATTCTAGACTCAGATCGAATTGTCACATGGCATGATACCATCAGCGTCTCCGTGCTGGACGGCGAGCCGAAAGTACAGCCCGGCGAAAGCCGGCGCGTCCCCAGGTTTATGGGAGGCACGTCAATACCATATGCCAAGGGCGTTGAGTATATATGTGAAGTGACATTCCGCGACGAATTCTACGAGTTCCGTCGTGTGGGACTAGATCCGTTTCTACCGCGTGAATTCGGAGGCCCAGGATTTCCCTGTGCTCCAGACCGGCAAATCAAGGCGATCAAGGCTCTTAGGCCCCAATGGGTCAGAGCTTTGAGAGTTGCGATGAGTCAGGGGAGTGCGGGAATAGGCATCCTTCTAAGACTGCAAGCGCCCTGGAAATCGAGTGCCTCAGACGGAGGAAAGGTTATCCGGGAGACCATCTTGCAGCGTATACGCGAGGAACAAGAAGATTGGGGTGATATGCTCGCGTGGACGGACGCAGCCAAGACTGGGCTTACGATCGATGAGTTCGAAAAAGAAATCACGGCACTCTTAGAGGGTGCCCTGGGAGTATGGCTCGGATTCGGAGAGAATAAGTGCATTCCGACGTCCATCGGGCGGGTCAATGAACAACTGCGGGAAGAGATTACCATCATAAACCGGATGGTACCCAGTGGGCGTTTATGTGATCCAGTGCGAGACTTGTGGGAAGGGTTAATGAAATATCTCACAAATATTCGACTGGGGTGGTTTCGGCTACCTCAACGCTACCGCACGTCACCAAAGATGGGAACCACGATGGGGTACTGGAGGCTTGGGATGAAGACTACCAGTGGTCTGTATGGATATGGAGAGCGGCATGTGGTTCGCCCACGGCCCTCCACTGAGGGTTGTTCCTCAGGGGAGTCCGAAGATGGGAGGATGGAGGGGGCCTTAGTAGTGGTGAATGAAAAGGCTTCCAAGGTCCGTCAAGTTGAAACCATTTCGGATGACGAAGATGTCCTTGTGCTAGGTGAACCGATTGCCCGTGGTAGGGGGTTGGCTAACCAGATCCTGGGTTGCGTGGGCGGCCTGGGGGATCAGAAGGAACAGATGTGGGAGAGTGACAGTGAGGTCGACTTCTTTGTAAAGAGGGGTTGAACTGCTGTCACAAATTGGTTTACGCTCTGTGGGCTGCTGCTGTGAGACGCCTAGATAGCAATCCCTGCGGGGATGATCCGTGTGAAAGGCATGGGCAGGGACCGCCACAGCAGTGTGGAGGGTGCGCTCATACTCCGGTAAGGTAGCCGAGTAATGACGATCAATCTAGAAGCAATCCAGTTAGCTGAGGTGGG